TATATTTAAATAAATATACAATCCATTATATATATAGTAATGAATAATTTTTGTCCTAAATGTTATTTTTCATTGAATATTAAAAAAAATATTAAATTAATAAATGTTAAATCTATTAATGATTTAATTAATAATTTAATTAATAATAAAATTAATTTAAAATTAGAAAATGATATTAGTTTAGAAAAAATAAAATTAAATAAAATATATTTAGATTTAAATAAAAATATACAAGAAAGAATTATAAATAATTATAAAAAATTTAAAAATTTAAATAAAATAGGTTTTTATATTTGTAATTCTTGTGGATATTTTAAAAATATTAATAATGGAACAATAATTTTTGATAATACACAAAATTCTATTTCAAATGTGGATATTTCAAATATACAAGTAAATAATAATATTTTACCTAGAACTAAAGATTATATATGTCCTAATAAAGAATGTAAAGCAAATAATCCTTCATATAATAAAGTAGATAAAGAAGCAGTATTTTATAGAAAAGATAATTCCTATAAATTAATATATACTTGTTGTCTATGTTCTTCAAATTGGGATATTTAAAAATTGATTATTTAAATAATAATTAACATATATATATATATATATATATATACATAAAATTAATGTCAAAATTATTACTAAGTGAAGAAGATAGTGATTTATCAAATAATATGGATGATGTTATTTTAGATAGTGATGATGATGATAATAATAATGATAATGATAATAATAATGACGATGATGATGATAATAATGATAATAATGTCATTAATAATATTTTTATAGATTCGGAAAAAAATATATTAGATATTAATAAAAAATATGTTGAAAATGATGAAAGAATTACTAAAAATAAAATTACTAAATATGAAAGAGTACGAATATTAGGTTTAAGAATAAAACAAATATCACTAGGTGCAAAACCATTAATAAAACACGATAATATTTTAGAATTAACAGCAAGTGAAATAGTAGATCTAGAATATAAAAATAAAACTATACCATTTAAAATTAGAAGACCTTTACCAAATAATACATATGAAATATGGAAATTTAATGAGTTGGTATAAATTTTTTTATATTATTTTTATATTATATTTTTATATAATATATATATATATATGAGTTTTTATAATAATATAGAAAATTATGAAACATCTAACTATAAACCAACAGCTAAACCAGTAGCTGAACCAACAGTTAAACCAACAGTTAAACCAATAGTTAAACCAATAGTTAAACCAATAGTTAAACCAATCGTAATTAATAAAATGAATAAATGTAATGATATACCAGGTTATATATTAATGAATAATAAATTTAATAGTCAAACTAGTATAGATAATAAATATGATACAATAAATGAAGCAGTTATTAATTGTGATACTAAATCATTTGATGAATGTAATGCTATATCATATAATAAAATTAACAATAATCCATTTACAACAAGTTATTATATTATTAATAAAAAATCTAAAAAAGTAGAAAATTCTAATAATAATGAATGTTTATATAGTCGTAGAGAATATAATAATATTAAAAAAGATTTTTTTGAAGAAATTAAAATTTTATATATAATAATTAGTAAAAATTTTAAAAATTTACCTATAAATATTGATATAAATAAAATAAAAAATAATGAAATTAAAAAATATATATTAGAAATATATGAATGGATTAATAATATAATAGATGATAATAGTAAAAATAATGATAATGATAATGATAATGATAATGAGATAATAATAAATAATGATAATGATTTTGGTAATAATTTAGAAGATATTAATCATTTATTTAATAAAATAAATACTAATACTGATACTAATACTAATAATGATACTAATAATGATACTAATAATGATACTAATAATGATAATGATACTGATACTAATAATAATACTGATAATGATTTAATGTTAAAAAATACATCTAATAATATTTTTAAATTAATTAAAATAATATTATTAAAAATCTATAAAGAAATGACTGAAATTAATTCTATTAAATATAAGAAATATAATGATAATGATTTTTGGTATTTTTTAACAACTGATATTTGTAAAAAAACATTATGGATTCAATTATTAAAAGATATAAATAGTTATAATAGTCAAAAAAAAAATAATAATTTAAATGACTCATTAATAATTGATAAAATAACGTTAGATGATATACAGCAATATCATAAAATATTAAAAAAAAAATCTAAATCAATAACAATTCATGATTTAAATTATGTAATTAATTATAAAAATAAAATAATTAAAGTAATGAACTTAAATAAAAATAAAAGTAAAGATAAAATTATCGAATTAGATAATAATATTAAAAATTTAAATGAAAAAATAAAAATATCCGATAATGAAAAAAATAAATATAAATTAAAATTCATAAAAAGTACGAATGAAGGTTTTAAAGTAAAAGATAATAATAAAGATAAAAATAATTTTAAAATAGATAAAAAATTAATTTATAATATTATAATAATAATAATATTACTATTATTTATGATATATATTTAATTATTAATAATATATATTTAATTATTAATAATATATATTTAATTATTAATAATATATATTTAATTATTTAACATAGTAAAAATATTAATAGTATCTTCTAAATTAATACAACTATCAGTTATACTTTGTCCATAAATCATATTTTTAGATATTTTCTGATTTCCTTCTATAATATTAGATTCTATCATAACACCAATTATATTTTTATTTGTTTTTAATTGATTACAAATATTGATACAAACTTCTATTTGTTTTTTATGTAATTTAAAAGAATTTCCGTGTGAAAAATCAACAACTACACTTTGTTTTAGTTTTTTATTACCTAATTTACATGTAGTATAATATATATCTTGTTCATAATAATTTGCTTTATTTATACCACCCCGTAATATAATATGACATTCTTTATTACCACTGGTTGATATAATAGAACTATTCCCATATATATCTATTCCCATAAAACATTGTTTATTATTTGCACTAATTATACTATCTATAGCTATATCTATATTCCCATTTATATCATTTTTAAATCCAACAGGCATCGATAAACCAGATGCTAATTGGCGATGAACTTGACTACTTGTTGTTCTTGCTCCAATCGCTGTCCAACATATTAAATCAGATATATATTGTGGGACTATACTATCCACAAATTCTGTAGCAGTAGGAATATTATTTTGTATACAAAAAATTAATAATTCTCTTGCTAATTCTAAACCTAAATTTATATTATTTGTATTATCTAATAAAGGATCATATATAAGCCCTTTCCATCCAATAGTTGTTCTTGGTTTTTCAAAATAACATCTCATAACAATTAATAAATTACTATACTTTTTTTGTTCTTTTTTTAAAAATAAACAATATTCTTTTGCTGCTTTAATATCATGAATGGAACAAGGTCCAACAATTACTAAAATTTTTTTATTAGTTTTATTAATAATATTACTAATATCTTGTCTTGTTTTAGCTATAAATTTTTTATCATTATCATTAATATTATATTTTTTAATTAAATCAATAGGTGATATTAATTTACTAATTTTATTAATATTAATATTAATATTATTTTTCATTTAATTAATTAATAATATTATTTTTAAATATATTATAAAAATAAATTAACCAAATGTATTTTCAGCAGAATATACAAAATATAAAAATCCATCTTTATCCTTATATTTATCATATATAGATTGAATAATAATACTATTATTATGTAATAAATTATTACAAAAAAAGAATAATGCTTGTTCTTCTCCAATAGATAATCTTTTTCTAATAATATAATATAATTGACCACAAGTTAAATCTTTTGGAACTAAAAATTTATTTTTATCAATATCTTTAATATCATTACATTTATTAGATCTTTCTACTATAATTGGTATTCTGTCTGGATATTTTTCTAAAACTCTTTTTGATTCATCAACTCTTTTTTCTAAATTATATTTTTCTCTAAAAGATTCCATTTATATATATATATATATTATAATATATATATTATATTTATATATATATTATTCTAATTATTTTTTATTTTATATTTTTATTATTCCAATTATTTTTTATTTTATATTTTTATTATTCCAATTATTTTTTATTTTATATTTTTATTATTCCAATAATTTTTTTATCTATTTCATTATTTAAAATAGGTATAAATTTATAATGTTTTTTATTTTTTAAATTTTCATAATATAATTCTAAATTAGTTTCATAATAATAATTTTTATTTATATTATTTATATTTATTATATTATTTTTATTTAATATTAATCTTCTAATATCTCCATCTGTTAATAAACCCAATAATTTGTTATATTTATTAATAAAAAAACAACAACCAATATTATATTTTGTCATTTCAAGTAAAACTTTATTAAAATCATTTTTATTATCTAAAACAATTTGTGGATATTCTTTTATTATAATATCTTTTAATTGTAAATATTTTATTCCAATATTACCAGCAGGATGATATTCTTTATATTTATTATTCTTTATATTTAAAATATTTATTAAATTAGATATAAAAACATTACAAAAAAGTAATTGAGACATTATACTATTAGTAGGTATATTTTTAAGATTAACATTTTGTATTTCTTTTCTATAAGGTATTATTATAGTTTTAAAACAAAAATGTTCTAATTTTGAATTTTTATTACAAAATATACCAATAACTTTACATTTTATAAATTTTAATAAATTAATTAATTCTATTGTATTACCACTATTACTAAATATAAGTAAATAATCATTTTTTTTAATTGAACCAATATCTCCATGTAATCCATTTTGACAATTTAAATTAAAACAATTTAAACCAATTGATTTTAATAAACTTATTAAATGTTTGGCAATATTTTCAGATTTACCTATTCCTGTTATATAAATATTATTATTAAAATTTTTAAATAAATTACATAAACTTAATATTTCTTCATTATTAAAATTATTTAATTGATAATTAACTTCATTAGTTATTTCTTGGATAATATTATTTTCCTCTAATATTTCATTAATAATATAATTTATATCTTTATCAAAAATATAATTTCTTTTATATAATTCTTTTCTACTATTCATTATATGTGATATTAATATAGTTTCATCATTTACAATATTATATTTTTTCTGCCATTCATTTATAGTTTTATATATATTATTATTATAATCAATTAAATCAATATTAATACACTCTAATAACTTTTTATTAATATCTAAATAACTATAACAAGAACTTCCTTCATAATTTTCATTAATACAAATATTATTATTATTATTATTATTATTATTATCTATCAAAACTCCTAATTTTATATTTTTTTCTTTTAATTTTTTTAAATTAATTATTAAAATCTTACTTATG